CCACCTACACCTGTAGTTGCATTCTTTTCAAAAGATGCACCTTGTATTTTAGACATAAGTCCTTTGTTGGTTTTTCTATTATTTATTCTTACTTCTATCTTCTGTTCCCATAGTAATACCTTCTCAGGTGTACATGGTCTATACCAAGCTGTATGTTCATTAAGGAATGTTTTATATTCATCTAAAAACTTCCAAGAACCTTTGTCATTAATATAATCTTTTAATGAAGCACCCATCTTGCATATAGATCCTTCTTCAAACCAAAACTGGTTTAGTAATTTAGCCATATGAAAATAAGAGGAAGCTATCTGTCTTTTCTTTAGAATAGCAGCATGTTTATAATGTAACTCAGCAAGTAACTCATATAATGCCATATGATACTGAGCATCCCTTACCTTTGCAAAACCATACTTCTTTTCTTCTTTATCAAAGATAGGTAAGAAGTTTAACCACATATAATAATCTCTTGTTAAATAAAAGACATTATCTTTACCATAGTATAGCACACCATTTCTACATTTATTCTTTTGATCTTCCCAGTATTTTATATAATCTTTAGATCTGAATGGTTTATCACAGTAAAATCCTTGTTTATTAAATGTTTCTGCTTCATTGTTAAATAACAAAGCAGTATCATCAAAGTTATACTGCCCTGGTTCTTTAAATAGATTTAAGACATATTTAGTAAAGTCTTCCTTTGTTTCAAAAGTAGTCTCAGTCCAATCACCATCCTTATATGTAGGTATGCTTTTATACATCTTCTATAGCCCATATATCTTGTTGCTTTAACAATATATGATCTTCATCCATATGACTAACCTTTACAGGTTGAATAAACTGGTTAAATAACACTACTTCACCTTCAAATATACCTTTTACATCATCTCCTATAGCAACTACAGTTCCTTTGTCTTGCTTTTCTTGTGATGATTCAGGAATATAAATACCTGTGTTACCATATGTTTCTTCTGATTTGTGTTGTTTGATTAGGATTCTATCTCCTACTGGTCTTATATTACTCATAATTTATTAGTTTTAATTTTACATTTGATCATATGCCAAGCCCTGTCCACCACGCACTTGACTCTTTTGTTCATCTTTCATATCATTATATGCACCTTTGAATGACTGTCTTATTTGTTCAAACTTAGCTGCAGTATTTACTAATGATGTTAAATTACCATCCCTACCATGTTCTATGGATGTGGTTTCCATATATCTTGCTAGTCTATCAAGCATTGTTTTAATACCCTTATATGCTCTATATGTTGGTGTATGATATAGATCTTCACAAAGCTTTATAGCATTTCTTATTGTTTCATCTTCTGGAGATTCTTCTAAACCTACCTCTTCTATAATTAAATCTTCTTTCTCATGTTCAGGCATATTAAAAAATGGATTCATATCAGGATCTGGACATGTCATATAGAATACAAATAAATATACTTCCATGTATGTATCAGGATACTTATCCATAATACCTTTTAATGATTTAATAGAGTAGCAATGTTCTGATGGAATTACCTTGCCATTTTGTACATCAAATAGTTTTACTAACATTGTGGATTATCTTTTAACCACATTACTAGACTATTAATCTCATCTTTTAAATATGGTAGGTTATACATTTTGATTTCTTCTATTATTGGTTCTCCTTGATCATTTCTTTCATTAATAGGGTAACCAAATTTATCTTCTCCTATTTGTTTAAATTTAACATGCTGTATTTGTAAATTACCTATTTTAAGTTTAGGATTATGTTTTTTAATAATATATGCATATAAACTTAACTGTAGGTTATAGTGTTTTAGATTACAATCATCTAAATGACTAACAGGATTATACATCTTAGATGTAATACCTTCCCAATTAGTAAATCCTTTTTCTTTTATTTCTTTATTAGTTTTATAATCTAATATATTTATTTTACCATTTACAATTGTTACAAGATCTGCTTGACCACATAGACCTAATGATTTAAGATAAACAAAATGTTCTGGATAAACACCGTCTTTTAGTTTTTGTTCAGGTGCAATTTTAATACCTGTATTATCTACAATAGGTCTAACTATAGGTACCTCTACACCTTCTCTTTCTATTGTATTAAACTCACATAAGTTTTCTTCTCTTTGATTATGATACCAATTACCTAAATCAATTGCTCTTTTACTTTCTCCATTCCAAGCATCAATGATTTCTTTTGGTGTCATACCATACCATTTTGACTTTTTATTTTTACTAGACTTTTTTGCTTGTGAGTTTGCATCAAATTTAGGTTTAAATAATCCAATAAAACTAGTTACACTAGTCCACTTAATTTTATCCTTCTCAAGATTTTCATTTAAACTTTCATATATATGCCCGTCTTCTCTAAATATTACTGCCATTTTGTTTCTTTTTTTGATCTTCATCCATCTTCTTTCTATTCTCCTCTGCCATTTTTTTCATCTTAGCTCTATGTTTATCTGTTTCTTCTACGTTCAGATAAATTTGTTTTTTAAGAACATCTTCTAATTCACCAGGCATAATAGCATCCCATCTTTTGATTGGACAATCTGAAGATAGTGATCTAATTTTTAAACCAATACTACAACCACATTCTGCACAACATGGTTGTGTTTTAGGAACAGCACATGTACCTCCATCTCTATCTAATGACGGACAGTTTTTACATTCTTGCCATCTCATTTTAGCAATAGCCTCAACATCTTCCCTTTTAAAAACCCTATTTTTTATACCTTCAGCAATTTTATCTAAATTACCTAGGGCACCTAATAATTTATTTATTCTCATTTTTAAACTGCTTTTTTATTTTTATATTTTTTTCTACAACTTTTAAAAGGTCTTCCATTTGTTTTAACTTTTCTTTTACAGCAACATGCTTCTCATAACCTTTGTATGTATTCTTCTCTAAATTACCTAAAATATCTTTATGTCTTTTAATTTTATTTTTTAATTTTCCAGTACGTATAACAAAAGTTCCTAAACCAGGTAAACCTATCTTAGGATGTTTTAAGTCTGATAAATTTTTTCTTACTTTACTATAGAAAAAACTTATAAAATCAGACACAAGATCTTTATGTACAACAGCTTCTTCAGCTATATCATCATAAAATTCTTTATAACTCTTTGGTTTCAATACCTAATATTTTAAAGTCTAGCAATATTGTTCCTTCAATCTCTATACCCATCTCTGGATTTATATATATTGTTTTCTTATTATTGCCATTCTTAATTAACAAACCTTTTTTTTCTGCTTTTGATAAAGCATTTCTGCATGACTGTGCAGATTTAAAAACACCCATTTCAGAAACTTTCTCACAAAACTTTGTTAATTCAATAGTTTCTTCTAAAGCTAAAAGGTGCAAACAATTTAGATCAGATACACTAATTTGTATATCATTTAGAAAACAATGAGTAAGGATTTGATATTTTATTACCTCATCCTTACTCATCTTTATTCTCTTATCTATCTTGTTAACTAGAGCCATGATGTTGGTATATCTTTACTTTCAATTAATGTATAAGTAAAACTATTACTCCATGTATCTCTAGCCTTTCTCATGATCTTCATAAACTTAGTCCAATCATCATTAGATGCAATTACTTGACATCCTGCTGACCATTTATCTACTTGTGTAGATTTTTTACCAGCATATTTTGTAGCTCTATGTATATTAATACCAAACAAACCAGTGTCAGTATTTTCATTATTCATATTATACAGGTCATCTCTATTATTATCTCTATACACAGTAACAGGTCTACACTGTCCTAATGCTTCATATCTACCTTGATGCTTTCTTATTTTATGAGATCCTCTATATTGACCTTCTTTAAGTATTGCTACACCTTTATCTGGTAACATACAATTTTCAACCCAGTGTGTACCAGGATCAGTTGTACAATCCATTTCATGATATTGCCATATACCATCTTTTTTAAATGATACAGTCATAAGATCATCAAATCTATTTGTAACTTTATTTTTAGTTTCTGTATTTCTAATACCAACTATATTTACATTATAATCTCCTTGCTCAAAAAACTTATATCCTTTAAGTTCTAAAGCTCTTTTTATATGATCTAAACTATATTTCATGATGTACGTTTTAATTGTCTTTTAATCTCCTCTGCCGCTCTTTCCCCTGACATTTTTGCGGGATCAATAGTCTGTGTATCTGCTGGACTAGATGGTGCCTCTTCTTCATTCTCTGGCGGTCCTGCCATAGTTTGAGCTACAAACATTTGTGCTTGTAATCTTTCTGCACGTGTTTTTTCAATATCCCTTAATAACTCTTCATATTCTAATTGAATCTTAAGATGTGGGATATTACTTTCATAATACTGAGAAATCTCTTGTCTCTTTAAGTCTAATTCTTTCTTAGACATTTCCTTTGGATCAACTGTTTCAGTTGCCTTGGTTTTAGCTTTTGTTGCCATATTTAAAATTTTAATTAATAATGGCAAATATATATAAAAAGTTTAAATAAAAAAAGTTTAAACAATTTTTTTAATGATAACCATTAAGCAACTCTAGTAATTCATTTATAGCTTGATGTCTATGTGAATCTTTTAGTGTAGTTTTAAATACATGTTTTGATGGTACAAGCTTTGACATATCATGAAAAGCAGAGTGCTGTTTGTCTCTTAAGTCTATTTGATATGAATCTCCACAAAAAATCATCTTTGATTCTTTACCAAGCCTACCAATACACATTGCAAGTTGTGATTTAGTTAAATTTTGATATTCATCTACTATTACTACTGAGTCATCAAAAGTACGTCCTCTAAAGTGTGCAAGTGATACTAATTCTATTTTTTCTTCTTTCTCAAGCTTTTGTAGTATCATTGGTTTATTATATACCTTACGCATATTAGATCTAATAGGTACTAACCATGGCTCCATCTTTTCTTGTTCTGATCCTGGAAGAAAACCATTATCCTCTGTAGATACTGTTGGTCTAGTAATAATAATCTTATTTACTTGTCTTTTAAATAATAAATCTAGTGCTATCTGCACAGCAAGTAATGTCTTACCACTTCCAGCATTGCCAACTACAAAGTTATAAGGGTATTTTAAAATTTCTGTTTTTGCCTTCTTTTGTTCTGGAGAAAGGCTTAATGAAAACCTAATACTCCCTTTGGGAGGAGTTTTTTCTTTATTTGTCATAGATGATCTATTTACCTTTAATTTTCTCAAATGAGCTGATACCAAAGCTCCCTAGAGTTACAATAACAAATGAGTTGTATATAACTTCATTTATTACAAGCTCCATTCCGCACCATCCAGTAATTAAATCACATATAGCAAATACAACCATAAGTACAAATGAAGCAAAGCCTACTATAGCTTTTTCATTAATGTCATTTTCATCTTTAAATAGTTTCCACATAGTTTAACATTTCCAACGTTTTCTTGCTAGACAAGCTCTTTTCTTAGGAGTCTTCCTGCAATCTATATTAAATTTTTTAATCTGACCTAAGTTTCTTGCACAAAAAGATCTTTTACGTGGACCCCCTCCTGGTTGAGGAGCTTTTAACTTAGATCCGGTTTTTCTGTTGATCATCCTACGCCCTTTAGCAGTAAGACCACCTGATTTGCTTTTACAACCATTCTTGATTGTACAGCCTTTCATTCCACCTTTTTTACTTCTTTTTGACATTTTTCTTATGTTTTTTTCTTATTGCCTCTTTACCTTTTTTAAATATACTTACCACTTGTGTCTTACCCATAACCTTTGCTCTTTGCTCACCTACAGTAAGTATTTGTATTTTTCTTGCATAAGGTTTGCTAATTTTTTTAACCTTAGCTACTGTTGCTCTTGCGTCAGCAGGTGTAGCAAACTTTATACGCACAGTGTCCTTTGGATTCTCATCAGTATATAATCTTCTATCTGAACCCTTTGGTTTTTTGCCTGTACCCTTTTTAGGATCTCTTTTCTTTTTAGGCATTATTTTTTCTTCTTCTTTGGTTTAGTGTGTGTATAGCCTAGCTTTTTTAAACGCAAATGGTCTGTCATATTCTTTGCTATAACCTTTTTTCCAGATTTACTATACATTGCATGTGGTCCAATTTTTTTAGTAGATCCACCTTTTTTATAAACGCTTTTAGGCATTGTACCTTTTTTCTTAGCGGGTTTAATTTTTTTTGTATGTGTTCCCATAATTATTTCTTTTTTCTTTTTTTCCAACTAATTCTTTTTGGCCCTGTCTTCTTTCTAGCTGCAGAAGTACATTGTGCTTTTGTTGGTCTACAAGCAGGGTATGGTCTCTTAGACTTACCCTTTGCAGACTTTCTTCCACAAGGTTTACCAGTCTTACAGTCTATCCAACCCTTACCTTTGTTTCTACTAAACCACTTATGTAAGCTTTCCTTAGCCATTACTTCTTCTTTTTCTTCTTTTGCATAGACTTGAGCATTCTCTCAATCTTAGCTGCTTGCTGTGCATGCATCTTAGAAGCACCTTTCAATTGCTTAACAACTTCTTTAATTGCTTTTAAATGTTCCATTATCTTTTCTTTTTACGCTTTTTCTTTTTAGACTTATTACCCCAGTTAGCAGCCCCCACCTTTCTACATCTTACTAAAGCCCCTGATGCATATGCTGAAGGCCATACACTATATCTACGTCTAACTTTATGGTAGCATGCATCTTTCTTGCCACCACCTTTTTTCATTTCGTCTAGTTCCTTTTTTTCTTTTAATATTCCCATTTTATTATCTTTTACCGCCAAAGTATTCTACTGCATGGCCAGTTTCTATTAGTTTATCATTTATACAGCACTCATCATCACCAACCTGTATATGTAATCTAGCAAGTACACGTCCATATTTACCTACCTTCTCACTTTCAACAACAAAGTACTCTTCATCATTGTCTTTTGTTAGCAGATCTATCAACGCCTGCTTTGCTGCCAGTCCACGTTTCTTTTCTTCTAGATCACGAGTTCTTGACTCAGGAGTATTTATCCCTGCTAAGCGGATTCTTTTGTGAACTGTTATATCAAACCCCAAGTCAATGACAGCATCTAGTGTGTCACCATCAACTACTCTATCTAGTTTTGCCTTGTAAACGTACATTTATTATATCTCTTATTTCCGCACACTTTTCATATTCTTCCGTTTCAACGAAGTATGCCATCATATTTTCTAACGTCTCCATGCTTGGTTCTTCACCAGGTTCATGAGCACATATTGCGTGCATTGCGTTTGGATCATTAGATTTTTTATCTAGTAACTGCTCTAGTGATCTTCTACCAGTAACAATTTTAAAAGAATTCCTAAACGCTGCATCTATTATTAATTCCTCTACTTCCATTTTCTGACTTAACGTTAGTCCGTCCATTCCATCCATATCATCAAAATTATCAAAGTTGTCCATCTTATTATTTTATTTTTTAATTAAACAAACCTTTCTGTAAAGGATTTATGTATATAAACAATATACTAATTTTTTTTGGGGAATGGAAATTTTGTATGTGTTAAGTTCTTGGAACCTTGTACTGTTCAGCTCCCCAGCTTAATATTGCCGGTGGGGTACCCCCGGTATGTAATGAGTATTAATTAAAAAATGTAAAGCAATGGTATACATTCATTCAATCAGAGAGAAACACATCATAGTGGTTTCTTCTAAGAACAGTCTTATCAAGAAGACTATCAACGGTAAAACTTACCACACAAGGAAGCAAGATGCTGACAGAACCTTTGGTCTGTTGTGTATGTTGGACGACAATGGTCAGGCAATTGACCATAGAGCTCAGGGCTTCAAGACAGGTCAGAAATTAGATGACGTTGTCATCACTGACGCTGATGTCATGAAGCTTGGTCCTGACGGTAAGGCCACTGATGAGGCTACAGGTCTTAAGTGGGCAGAGTAATCTGCCACTTGACCTGGACTACTTGAAATGATATATAGTAGTTTACACTAAAGACAAAGAGCATAATTACTTTGTCTTGCAATCTCACTCAAACTATGGGTCTAACTATGACATAGCTCTCTATATCCGCCTGATAAGCGTTGT